TGGAAGAAGTAAGATATTGTAATGCTTCATTTGTGGTCTGGAGTCTATCTATATATTCTATATCTACACCAAACATACCTAAAACGCTATTTAATACGTAGATAAGACCATTTACTACGTCTATAAAACCATTACCAAAAGGAACTATAACAGAATTATATAACCACTCAAATGCCTTTCCAAGCATCTGTAATGGAGCTAAAAGCAATGCTCCTATTGCATATGCAAACACCGTTATTATTTTGTATATCCCCATGAATGGAGCCAGTATGTGTGCTACAACTGCTCCTAGTTGGGTAAGCATCTGTACAAGCGGTTTGAAAGCATTATTAGCTATGGGTTCAAGTATAGCTCTAGCACCCTCTAATAAGGTTTTGAATGGATTAAGTACAGCATCTACATTCTTTATAGATTTAGCAAATTCCATAGCAGATTGGGCCGCCATACTTAGTGGGTCGGCACCAGACATTAAACTACCTACTTGTGTACCTTCCATACCTGCTGCCATGGTGTTTCCTGCTGATATAGCGCCACTTGTGGATCCTGCTGTGGCGCGAAGTCCTTCAAAATAAGCAGCATTACCTTGGGTTTTATATTCATAGTTTTTAAGGACAACTTGTTTTGCACCCTCGGTGTTTATATCCTTTTCATATTGTAACATGATGGCATACTCATCATTCATAGCAGCCATAATAGATAAAACTTGCGCTCTTGTAGTATCAGTTGCTTTTATTTGTTCAAGATGTGTTGCTTTTCGGGCTTCATATTCATCCCAAGCGGATTCTACTGTCTTTGCTGTGGATACATTTATATCATCTATTTCAGGTAAGGTGAGTTTCGCTGCCTGTACTATAGGAGACCACCACGTACCAAGTTTGGGGAATGCTTTTTCTGCTTTCTTTGTTTTGTCTCCTAGACTTGCTAGGAAGTCTTCCCATTTTTTACGCGCCACTGCTAGATCTTCATCATACTGGGTTTGATCAAATAAGTAATGTACGCCCTTACCTTCCTCAGCAGCAGTGTCTATGGCTTTAAGGGCAGTGGTGGCAGCTTCTTTTGCCAAGTCTTCATTATAATAAGCACCCCAATCAAGCTTATTCTGATCGAATGTGTCCTGCACACTCTTTATATAATCTAATGCTCCAGCATGTCCTTTTGCTCCCGGTTCGGTATCGGTTTTATTTGGCATATAGTAATCTGCCGCTTTACCATTCAAGTTCCCTAAAAAGGAGGCTTGTATGGAGTCTGTGGATTGCCCTATTGTCGGCCCCCCCTGTCCATAGGCATTCGGATTTGCAATCCTTTTCATAGCAAGGTCGTATATTTGTTTATTTGCCGCATATGTATCCCATGCTGATTGGGATATTGCTCTTTGTTGTACAGCAATTTTAACTGTGGCTTCTTCTGATAATGCATACTGTTCGGCTATGGATTTTATATCTTCCGGTTTAAGGAAGTTTGTTCCTGAATTTGCACCACGAGCTAAATCTCCAGCTAAGTTTGTTTTTCTTACATCTTCGCTGGCGACATTTTTGGCTGCTGCATTTCCTGAAATTATTTTTGATGCTATAACTACTCCAGTTACTAAGGTAGATAATCCAAGGAGTGCCATAAATACGGGGTTGGCCATTAACGCGGTAAACATATCTAGCAAGGCACTCCCCATTAACTTTATACTGAATGTTATGTCAGTAAATGCAGGTATCATTTTTAATAGATTCCCCGATGCAGAGAGAGCACCCTCCCCTATAGAGAGCAACAACGTAGGAATTCCTTTAAGTATACTATTAACTATACCTATCGCTTTTATAGCTATCCATACTTTCAAGAACGCTGTGAGTAGGGGAAGTAATTTTATGAGTATCTCCACACTCATAAATAATGCATTTGCTATTTTCTCTAAGTCTTTGGACATAGCGGCTATAAATGATTGAAAGCCTTTTTGGGATATCATTTTTGTGAGATTATCTACGAATGTCTTTAAGCTGGTCATAAGACCAGAGGTAAGTGTACCTGCGGATTGTTGTGCCATATCACTAAGCATAGATAATTTACCTGTAAGGGTAGTCATATATCCCTCTATAATACCGGCAAAACGCCCACTTCCTGTAGTCATATTTTGGAAAGCTTTTTCTACTTCTGCGAATCCTATCTTCCCTTCGCTAGCCATTTTTTGTATTGCACTTGCATCTACATTCAGAACCTTAGCCAACTCTTCATAAATGGGAATACCACGCATACCAAACTGCATAAGATCACGACTATATGCTCTACCTTGTGATTTCAGGGTACCGTATATGTAAGATATATCGTCTAGGGAATGTCCAGTAGCTATAGCTACTGATCCCAGAGTTTTCATAGTGGGAATTAAGTCTTTCGCAGCAAACCCATATGCCATTAATTGCTTACTAGAGGAGGCGGTTTCTTTGAATGTAAGGGGACTATTAACAGCAAAATCATATAAATCTTTCATCATAGTCTTGGCTTGATCAGCAGATTTCATCATAACAGAGAAGCTCATGGTGGTATTCTCTACGAACTTATTAAATTCAACACCTTCAGAAAGGACTTTAGTAGCTGTTCTAAATGCCGCAGCAAACCCTAGATACTGGTTAATCATATTAGAAAAGCCACGAGCCATAGATTTCTCCATACTGCTCATGGCTTGTTCTGATTTAGAGAATGTTTGTTCTGTTGCGTTTTGTACGTTCTTGAGTTGACTGACTACATTACCTGCACCGTCAATCCGTAACTCAAGTACCGCCTGTTCTCTTATGCTGGGCATTCTCCATCTCCTCTTGCTCTAACATCTTAGCCTCAAGTTCGATAGCGGTTATACCCTCTAATATTTCTACAGGCTCGTTCGCCCATCCATTACCATTAGGCATACCCCATAATTTAACATAGTTATATACGCCTATCATATAGATGAACACCGGATCATTAACATATTCAGAGACTTCTTTTCTACTTACCAAAACTGGCTCGTCATTTATTTTACAAGCAAGTACAAGAACGTCTTCTTTCTCTTTCCTGTACTTGTCCTTGTGCCTACCAGCTCGTAAAAGCCGATAGGCAACCCTTAGTTTTTTTCGTTCACCTTCTGGGTAAGAAGACTTTGATAGAATGTGTAGAGTTCTTCAATAAGAGGATCAAAGTCAATAGGAGTTGCAAACAACTGTTCTACAGTAGCAACTTTCTTAATTTCTCCCTCCGCAGTTTCATATGCACAATTCTTAATAGCCACAGTCATTTCAGCTATAACCTTTTTACGGTCTACTTTAATAACCATGGAAGTCAGCATATCCTGACTTCCTGTGCTTGCCTGTTTGTAATCAAACTCACGAGGAAAAAGCTTCTCTTTCATAGCAACAGTTACAGCTTTGTACGTAATCTGGATCTGCTCCCCGAGCGGAGCATCTTTGTTTCCGTCCCATTCGGGGATAAACACATCCTGAACACTTGTAGTAATTTTCTTAACCATAGGTATCTCCTTTGTTTGGTTCTAAATATTTTAGGTCGAAGCGACGTAATCGATGCAGTAGAGGATAGGATCGTTTCCTACGAAACGCATACCCGAAGACCAAGACTGAGCGTCACCAACCGATGCACCTGCAGACCATCCGAACAATTCAATCTTGCCCATGAGGTACGTGAGAGTTTCACCAACAGTGGAATCATCTTGCAGATAACCACGGAAATAAAAGTCTGACTGATCAATACCACTCAGGGTAATTGCACCAGAAAGTTTGCTATCACCAGTAGCTACACGGAGGAACTTATTGGCGATTCCACCAACTTTCTTCAACTCACTAATAAAGTTGATACCTTCGAGAGTACCTGAAGCGTCACTCTTTCCTGCACGATATTTCTTAGTGCTGTCAATAAGTACAGTTACTTCAATCTCATCCCGATTGAATTCCCACTTCCAACTGGAAGCATCAGTTACGGGTGTAAACGTGGCAAGCGCAGCAGATTCAGTTGCAGAGAACGAACCGACAATTGCTTTACCGGGGATAATGTCACCAACTGCCCAGTTACCCGGAAATACAGTAGATCCCACAGTCTTTGCAACAATCTTGTAAAATGAAGTCGGTGTCTTAACAGGTGAACCTGTAATAAGTGGTGCCGCAAAAGTAGCCTTTTCAACGGAAGCATCTGCACCAACCAATCTATCTATCGCCATAGTATCCTCCTACAAACTACTCTCATAGGAGTAGCACTCTTTCTATATTCTACGCTATACAGCGTATACGTCCAATTGTAGCACCAATTCTAACAGAAAATATCTTACTGTCAACCCATACCCTTACGGTTCTTGGTATGGCTCTGTAAACTTTACCCTTGCTTCAAACTGCCATCGGTAGATGCTACCTGTGTAAGATGCCCATCCTCGTATAGGACTACATGTTACTACAGCATCTTTAGCTCCCATCATATCCCCACGGTAGTTTTCCA